CAATTAGTCTACAATTTGTTTGTGACCCAATTTTACCAACAACTACGACAACAACAGTACCACCAATACCAAATGTATGTTTTACAGGTTCTGTTGTAGGTATGATTTATTATTACACTGGAAGTTCATTTACTGAATATGACGATTTAGTTGTTACAACATTAAGATCAAGAGGTAATTCACCTTATTCAGATGGAACAAATCCAATCTATGAAGTTACTGGTATTACAGATGTTACAATAGATATGACTGGTCAATATAGTGGTGTTCTTAAAAATCCATTCTTACCATTTAGTGTTGGTGTTACTAACTATGATGGTAAAGAATTTGATTTTGAAGTTTCATTATCTAATAGTGATGCTAAAAACATTAATAAAGTATTTGGTCGCGGTAACTTCGAAAAACCAAGAACTCAAGTTCCATTAATGGTTGAAGAATCATATTTGAATTTACTTAACTATGCTTGGAGTAAAGGTTATATCAGAGGTTTAAGTACTGAATTAGTTGCTAGTGAAGGTGCTCAAAGTAATGATTTAAGTAGTATTGGTTATTACTTAGAAAAATTCCAATCACCAAGTACACCTTGGATTGTATCAGAATTAAGAGGTACAAAAGTATACAACTTATTTAAGTTCTACACAATTTCAGATGGTAATAGTGCAAACACTGAAGTAAAAATTTCATTAGCTGACTTATCATTTAATAATGAAACGTTTACAGTTTTAATTAGAGATTATTTTGATACCGATTCAAACCCAGTAGTGTTAGAAAAATTCACTAACTGCTCAATGAATCCACAAGAAAATAACTTTATTGCTAAGAAAATCGGTACATTAGATGGTGAATATGAATTAAAATCTAGATACGTCCTTGTTGAAATAAATGAAGATGCGCCAATAGATTCAATCCCTTGTGGTTTTGAAGGTTATACATTTAGAGAATACCCAGGTGGTCAATCACCATTCCCAGTTTACAAAACTAAATATTTCTTACCTGGTGAATTAGTATTTAACCCTCCTTTTGGTTTATCTAGTGGTGGTGACGATGCTTTCACAAGTCCTGGAGATAATGTTAGAAGAACATACTTAGGTTTAGGTTCTTACTGGGGTTATGATACAGACTTCTTCCAATATAAAGGAAAAAGAAAACCATTTAACTTATGTACTGGAGAGCCATTTGATTGGGATTTCAAAACTAAAGGTTTCCATATGGATGAACTTGCTAGCGGAATTACAATTTCAGGAGCATTTGCTTCAAGCGGTACTTCAGCTTTTGAAGTTGGTGATGCAACATTCTCTTCAGAACCTACAGACCCAACTGATCCTTACTACAGATTAAATGCTAGAAAATTCACAGTAATGGTTTATGGTGGATTTGATGGTTGGGATATCTATAGAGAATACAGAACAAATGCTGATAAATATACTTTAGGTAGAACAGGATTCTTAAATGGTGCTTGTTCATCTTTAAGATACCCTAAAGGTAAAGGAAATGGATTGTTTAAACAAATTGCAATCGGTGATGGTACGGTAGAATACGGTAACACAGATTACTATGCTTATTTATTAGGTATTAGAACATTTGCTAACCCAGAAGCTGTAAATATCAATATATTCACAACACCAGGTATTGATTTGTATAATAATAGTGACCTTGTTGAAAAGACAATCGATATGATTGAAAATGAAAGAGCAGATTCACTTTATATCACAACAATGCCAGATTACAATATGTTTGTTTCAACAACAACTGAAGGTGATAATTTTATCTACCCACAAGAAGCTGTTGATTTGTTAGAAGAAACAGGCATCGATTCCAACTATACTGCAACATATTATCCTTGGGTATTAACAAGAGACAGTGTAAACAATACACAAATCTATATTCCAGCAACGGCTGAGGTTACAAGAAACTTGGCACTTACTGATAATATTGCATTCCCTTGGTTTGCGGCAGCAGGATATACTCGTGGTATTGTAAATTCAATTAAAGCTCGTAAGAAGTTAACACAAGAAGACAGAGACGTTCTTTATCTTGGTAGAATTAACCCAATTGCTACGTTTGCTGATGTAGGTACAGTAATCTGGGGTAACAAAACACTTCAAGTAAGAGAATCTGCACTTGATAGAATCAACGTAAGAAGATTATTACTACAAGCTAGAAAATTAATTTCTGCTGTATCTGTAAGATTGTTGTTTGATCAAAACGACCAACAAGTAAGACAAGACTTCTTGAACGCAGTTAACCCAATCTTAGATTCAATAAGAAGAGATAGAGGTTTATATGATTTCCGAGTAACAGTATCTAACGATACAGAAGATTTGGATAAAAACCAAATGACTGGTAAAATCTATATTAAACCTACAAAATCTTTAGAATTTATCGATATCACATTCTACATTACACCAACTGGTGCGTCGTTTGATGATGTATAATAAATTAAAGATTATTATAAAGTGGGGGTCATTGATCCCCATTTTTTATTTTATGTAATATTTATTAATATGAATTACAAAAATTTAGTTAGACAGATAATTAATGAAATTATTGATGATGCTCATACACCAGTTATGAAATACTATGCTTTTGACTGGGATGATAACCTAATGTATATGCCAACAAAAATTTATTTGAAGGACAATAACAACAACTCTGTTGGTATGTCTACTGAAGATTTTGCTGAATATAGAACTTTAATTGGAAATGAAGATTTTAATTATGAAGGCCATACTATTGTAGGTTTTGATGAAAACCCTTTTAGAGATTTTAGAGTAACTGGGGATAAGAAATTCTTGGAAGATGCAATGAAAGCACCTACTGGACCCGCTTGGTCCGATTTTATAGAGGCAATTAATAACGGCTCTATATTTTCAATTGTAACAGCAAGAGGTCACACACCAAGTATATTAAAACAAGGAGTTTATAATCTAATAAAGAAAAATATGCACGGTTTAGATTCAAATAAACTTGCAAAAAATTTATTAAAATATAGAAATTTAGCGGATGAAGATAAATTAACAAAAGACCAACTAATAAGAGCTTATCTTGATATGTGTAGGTTTTATCCTGTTTCTTTTGGTGAAGGTTCGGCAACAAATCCTGAGCAAGCAAAAATAGAAGCCATGGAAGAGTTTGTCGATTATGTAAAACTTACTTCAAGGAATTTACAAACAAAAGCTATGATGAAAAATAAGATTAGTAATTATTTTACACCTTTTATTGGATTTTCAGATGATGATGTAAGAAATGTAGAATCTATGAAAAAACATTTTGATAAAAAAGAAGATAATATATTAAAGACTTATTTAACAGCAGGAGGAGAAAAGAAACAATATTAATAAACTAATATATTAATTAATAAAGTAGTATTTATAATAGAATATATAATTTGAAAAAAAGCCAAAGTAAATAGAAAAATTTTTCACAATCATATATTTATCAATAAAGAAAAATAAACATTAAAAAAAAATAAAAAATTATGGCTGATTTATTAATGAAAATGCCAGTTCCGTATGAACCGAAAAGACAGAACAGGTTTATCGTTAGGTTCCCTTCAAGTTTGGGAATTAACGAATGGTTTGTTGAAAGTGCATCAAGACCGTCAATTAAAGTAGGTTCAACAGAAATCCAATTTCTAAACACTTCGACTTATGTTGCAGGTAGATTTAACTGGGACCCAATTACAGTTAAATTTAGAGATCCAATTGGACCTTCTGCCTCACAAGCTCTAATGGAATGGATGCGTCTATGTGCTGAATCAGTTACAGGTCGTATGGGTTATGCCGCTGGTTACAAAAAGAATGTAGATTTGGAAATGTTAGACCCAACTGGAGTAGTTGTTGAAAAATGGATTTTAGAAGGTACATTTATGACTGACTTGAACTTTGGTTCTCTATCTTATTCACAAGATGCGATTGCTGATATTTCGGCAACACTTCGTATGGACCGTTGTATTTTGGTTTACTAATTTACTTCAAATATTATTTACTACCCACATAATTTTAGGTTATGTGGGTTTTTTATTTACAAAAAACATAAGTAAGATATTTTTATAATAAAAAAAGAATATGGAAACTAATGTTAATGATTACGGCCAAATGAATTTTAATTTACCACACGATGTGGTGCCACTTCCATCTGGGGGGATATTCTATCCAAACAAAAAGAAAAGTGTAAAAATTGGTTATCTAACGGCGGCCGATGAAAACATATTAGTTAATATGGAAGGTAATAGATCCATTAAAGAAACATTAATATTACCTTTACTAAGAAATAAACTATATGAACCAGATTTAAGACCGGAAGATTTATTAGATGGTGATATTGAAGCAA